AATGAAACCCTTCCAGGTGATTTATAACGTGTGTATGAACCAGTTATACAAGCTTCTGGAGAAAGAGGTTGGTAAGGTGCAATTAATGTCCTTACGACATATTCCTATTCCTAAAGATGGTGATGCACAAGATGCATTAGATGTTTGGGAAATGGAAGCTCGTGAACGTGGTGTTGTGTTTGTTGATGATAGTCCAGAGAACCTGAAGAGTCCAAGCTCATTTAACCAGTTTACATCTCTAGATCTTACAAGAACACAAGAAATACAAGCTCGTTATACACTAGCACAGCAAATGAAGGTAGAGTGTTGGGAACTCATTGGTATGTCTAAACAGCGTATGGGCTCTATAGCTGCATCAGAAACAGCAACAGCTACAAACACAGCAATGCAACAGAGTTACTCCCAGACAGAGCCTCTATTCATCGCTCACGAGTATGTAATGGGTCAATTATACCAAGCAATCATAGATGCTGCTCAGTATATCGAAAGCTCTAAACCAGAATCTACCCTGTCATATATAACAAACGAAGGTGAGTCTGCATTTGTTCAAGTGAACGGATCAGACTTAAAACTTCGTGATTTAAAAGTGTTCCTAACTAACAGACCTGAAGACACTCAGATGTTTAATGAACTTAGACAACTTTCTCAGGCTATTATTCAAAACGGTGGCACACTTTATGATGTAATTGAGCTCTACAGCACTAAGTCTATGAGAGAAATGAAGAAGACCTTCAAAGATCTTAGAGATAGACAAGTGGAGCAGCAACAACAACAAATGCAATTGCAACAACAACAGCAAGAGCAACAAGGTCAGATTGCACAAGCTCAAATACAAGAAGCTGCTAGAATGGCTCAAGAGAAGGTGGCTAATGATAACTATCAAAACGAACTAGATCGTATCAACAAGAAAGAGATTGCAATGATAAATGCAATGTCTAAAGAAGGTGGAGCAACTGCTGACCTTGATATGTCAGGTACACCAGATGCGTTAGAGATAGAGAAGTTAGCATCTCAGCAAACTAAAGCTCAAAAGGATTATGACAGCAAGATGGCTGATATTAATTCTAAAAACAGTATAGCTCAACAAAAACTACAGATTGAAAGAGAGAAGATTAAATTAGCTCGTGACAATCAAGCAAATGATCTTGCTGTTGCTAAAGAGAATGCAAAAGGAAGAAATAAGAAAAACTAATTAATTACATTAGGAGGAAAGAATATATTAATGCTATATTATCCAGAAAAGTTGTACTAAACGTGGAAATAAGCTTTGATATCTCGTAGTGTTGACATAGTTTTACATAAGTAAACCAAATACGTAACAAAAATACAACTACATATGTCTGATAATTTAGATAAACTCGGTAATTTTGGTATTCAAGATACCATGGAGGCTGGTGTAGGAGACACTCAATTATTGAATGATCTACTATCTCCAGAAACTGCTTCAGGTAGTCCTGATGATGTAGAACCCATAGTGAATGAGGTTGATGCTCCAAAACAGGAGGTTAACAATGATCCACCAAAAGGTAAAGACATCACACCACCAAGTAGCCCAGATGGGAAAACAGAAGAAGATAAGAGATCAGGAGAATCCATGATAGCTGACTTCTTAAGTGATGTGGAAGAAGAAGAGCCTGAAGAAGAAGCAACTGTCGCAAAAAATGCACCAGTTGAAAAAGAAGAAACAACTGATGAGGATGACTCAGAAGTTGAAGAAACTGAAGAAGTTGAAGGTACACAATTTTCAGCCTTAGCAAATGACCTATTTAACTTAGGTGTATTTAGTAAAGAAGAAGATGAAGAAGTTTCGATTAATACTCCAGAAGAATTCTTAGAAAGATTTACTGCTGAGAAGAAAAAAGGAGCATCTGAAATAGTTCAAAACTTCATTGGCCAGTTTGGAGAAGATTATCAACAAGCTTTCGAATCCATCTTTGTAAAAGGTGTAGACCCTAAAGAGTATTTCAATACATACAACCAGATTGTAAGTTTCTCTGAAATGGATCTATCTCAAGAGAAGAATCAAATTGCAGTGATGAAACAAGCACTTGCTGACCAAGGATTTGAACCAGAAGACATAAGTACAGAAATTGAAAGACTACAAAATTATGGTGATTTAGATAGCGTAGCTACAAGACATCATAAAGTGTTAGTAAAGAAAGAAGCTAAAAAGCTTCAACAACTAGATCAAGAAGCTGAACAAGTTCAACAACAAAAAGCTGCTATTAAAAATCAGTATATTAACAATGTTCAGACTATATTGACAGATAAGCTAAAAGAAAAAGAGTTTGATGGTATTCCAATCAATCCTAACTTAGCAAACGAACTACAAGACTTCCTATTAGTAGACAAGTGGAAAACTCCTGCTGGAGAAAATCTCACTGACTTCGATCGTGCTATCTTAGATTTGAAAAGACCTGAGAACCATGAAATGAAAGTAAAGGTGGGGCTTTTGATGAAGATATTAGAAAAAGATCCTACTCTATCTACTATACAAAGAACAGGTGTGACTAAAAAGTCTAACCAACTATTTGGGGAAGTAGCTAGACAAGTGACTAGAAGTAAGACAGCTTCAAGTTCTTCAAGTAAAAAGACCAAACCTAATTCATGGTTTTTATAATAATTTAATAATTTAAAACGAATAAAATGGCAATTCAAACTATCCCAGGTCTAACTGGTTTTACCTATGCTCGTGTTGCATCGATGGACAAGCGTGCTGTAGGAAAGCTAACAGACGCAAATCACTTAGAGTCTTTCCACTCTACTGAGCCTGCGGACTATGATAAAAAGATTATCAGTCTGTATACTCAATCTTCATTGTATAGCAATGATTTTCTAGACATGATTAACAAGAGCACTCCTTATTACATTGATAATAACAGTGACGCTTGGAAATGGAAAATCGCTGTACCTTACAAATTCCCAAAAATCATTGACATTCCTGATTCAACAGCTGCTATGGCTAAACCAGGTATTGATGGACAAGAGTTTACATTAGTAATTGACACTAACGAATTCTCTAAAAATGCTATCGTATCTGTAGGAACTCGTCAGTATGGACCACGTTTCTACGTGATCAAAGATCCACAACCTTGGAATGCTGGATTCTTGTACACTTTCACATTAGTAAGTGACAATCCAACTGTAGACTTTGTAAGCTCTACTTTCTTAGCTAACGGTGTTGAACTAGAACTAGTTGATGCTGCAATTGGAGAGTTTGATCAAGACTTATTAGGTCTTCCACGATTGGGTGAAGAAATCACTATGTTTGAATCTTTAGGTTCTGCATATGGATATGAGCACAAAATCACTGAGTGGGCTGATGACAAAATGTTACGTGATTCTTCTGGAAAAGCATTAGACATTTTAGTATATGCTCCTCAAAGACGCAACCAACTTCCTTTAACTCGTAACGATGTTAAGTGGGAGCCTTTTGTTGAGTTCTGGATGCGTAAGTCTATGTTAGAATTAAAAGTTAAGCGTATGATCTGGGCTAAGCCTGGAACAGTGAAAACTAATGGTTCTAGACAAGAAGTAAAAAGAACTTCTGCTGGTGTATACCACAGAATGCGAAATAACGGAAACTTAGTACAATATAACCGTGGAGAATTCTCTGCTAACTTGATTCGTTCAGTATTTGGAGATTTATTCTACAGACGAGTGGACGTTAAAGATAGACGAGTTAAAATGTATACTAATGAGGCTGGATTCGATGTATTCCAACAAGCTCTTAAAGATGATGCATTAAACTCTGGATTAACTTTCATGGCTGATTCTGGAAATCGATACATGCAAGGAGAAGGACAGTCTATCACTTATAACTTTGCTTTCGATGCAATGGTTACTCGTGAGACTGGACGTGTAGAACTTGTTCACTTAAAAGAGTTAGATTTACCACAAACTAACTTAGAATTTGGACAAAACAAGAAGTCTACTCCTGTATTCATGGTATTTGATGTTTCTCCTCAGTCTGATGGATCAATGGTTAACAACATCCGTGAAGTACGTATGAAGGGTGCACCTTCTATGACTTGGGGTTATATTGATGGAACTCGTCACCACTTAGGTTTTGCTAAGTCTCAAGGTATGAGCTCTGCTAACAAATTCCCAGGATACGAAATCTGGATGAAAGATCGTTGTGATGTATTCATCGAGGATTTATCTAGAACTGTGTTGATTGAAGAAATCCCACAATTCTAATAACGAGATCTTCGGTTGACTGTCCCTAGTCAACTCTTTCTCAGAGAAGAGTCCCCTCATCCCACACTGTCCCTCCTCACGAGGGGACTACCTTCTCGAAAACTAGAATGCTGAATTAAGTTTCTACCTGTTCAATCAGAGCATTCTACAAATTGAAACCAAAAATTATTTTAATTAAACTACATTATGGGTAAATTAGGAAAAGTTTCTACTATTAAGAAACAATACAATAGTTCTCAGTTGCAAACTATGGACAGCAACCTTGCTAATATGGGTATGACAAGAATTCCTGGTACAGGAGTTTTTAAATATCCTTATAAGGAATTAGATGGTAAATACAGAACAGGATTAGATCCTGATGCTGGTTACATCAAACGTATAGCAGATCCAACAGAAAGAGAGTTGGAAATTGAACGTGTAACAGAACTTAGAGATAGATTACAAGCATCTTTAGGAGATATTGACTTAGGACCACGAGCAAAGTTCTGGAACTATGGATTATCTACAGGAACAAATGATTCACTTCATGTACAGCCTGTAAAACTATTAGATGGTGATAACTATTTTGATTTAACTCAACCACTACAAGAGATTGCATTTGCATGGTTAAGGGTTCATCCAACCGTTGCATCTTCATATCAAGCTTGGGAAAGAGGTGAGTTTCCAGCAGATACACAGTTCTACATTGTTAACGATGATATTGAGAATGCTATTGTTTACAAGAAGAAACAGCTTATCAACAAAGCTATTATTAAATTTGATAGCATGTCTCCTGAGAAGAAGAAGAAAGTTGCAAGACTACTTGGTCTTCCTGTTACAGATGAGACAAAAGAAGAAGTTGTATACAACCAAGTTGATAGTATGTTGAAACAATCTGAGGTTAAATCTGGTAGCTTTAAAGGACTAAATCCTGTAGAAGTGTTCAACAGATTTGCTGATATGAAAGAGAATTTACTCCATATTAAAGATTTAATTAAACAAGCTATACAGCATTCAATCTACAGAGTTAAGCCAAGTGGTAAGATCTATGAAGGTGAATATGAAGTAGCAATGGATGAAGAAGAACTATTAAAGTATTTGGTAGATGAAGATCACCAAGAAGACTTACTAGTTCTAGAAAAAAAGTTGAAAACTAAAAAACTAGCTTCTGTATAAGGAGCTAGTTTTAAAAACTCTTTATAAATGATACCAGTAGATAGTTTATTATACAAAATAGATCAAAAACTAAATAAACTATCAACTAATGAGCATCAACAAATTCAACTTGAAGATAAAATCTTAGCTTTGAATGAGGCTCAGATTAAGTTGATAAAACAAAAAGTTGATGGTTTCAGTGTAGTGAATAGACTGGGGATGGATGCCTTTAAAAAAAGGTATGAAGATTTACAAAGCTTAGTTATAAGTTATACAAATCAACCCCTACCACTAACACTCTCTAATGCAGAACTAAATCAATGGGATGCTGACATAACACAACTGTCACCAAAATACATGTTTTATGTAGATAGTTATGTTTTGGCAGATAAAGGTAAATGCAAAGATCGAAAGATCTGGATCAATAAAGACCTTGCAAAACACGGAGACTTGGCCTTATTGCTTAATAATGAGCACTATAAGCCAAGCTTTGAGTATCAAGAAACTATTAATTCACTCAGTTCAAATACAATAAGTATTTACACTGATGGTACATTTACTCCCAAAACCCTAAATGTAATGTACATGAGATACCCTGTATATATTAACAAAGCAGGTTATGTTATGTTGGATGGATCACCATCCACTAATCAAGATTGTGAGCTTGAAGAATACTTAGAAGATGAACTTCTAGATTTAACAGTACAGAATCTTGCAATGTATACTGAAAACGCTAGTGCGGTGCAAAGTGCACAATTCAGAATACAAACTAATGAATAAAATTATTTTTAACCTTTAAATTATAAAAAATGGCTGATTTTTCATTAACCACGTTATTCGTGGTGCCAGTGGGGCAGACTGCTCTCCCTAGCTCTGGTTCGACACAAGATCTTACTGCAGGTCAAGTAGGTATCTTTAAACCTGATTACACCGTAGCAACAGCTACTAACATCGAAGATGCTGGTGTTAATTATTTTTATGTAGCCCAAGGGCGTACAAACACTTACTTGCAAGGATCAAAGAGATCTGATAAAATTGCTGGTGCTCTTCAAAATGGCGGTACTAACTTAAAAGCAAACGTTACTGAATGGTACAAAGTTTCAGGTTGTTCTACAGCTGCAAACCAAATTACTGATGTAACAAATTTTTCTGTAGGATGTGGTGAAGTTGTAACTTTAACATTACGTGCTCACTCTTCTTACATTGATACATTATACTTCAATGGATTTACACGTTCTGTAACTGTAAATGCTCCATGTTGTGACTGTGGTGCTGATGTATGTACTGATGTTGATACTAATGCATTAATTAACTCTATTATTGCTAAGTTGGAGCAAGCTGCTCCTGGTGATAACCCAGACAACATTTCTTTCAACAGCTTCTTTACTTTTGAAAATGTTGGTGGAACTATCTTACGTATCCACGGTAAGCCATTAACTAAATATGGTCAACCATGTGATATCGCAGCTTTCCCATTCGAATATGACAGAATGTATTTCAATACATTTGTATACGAAGGACCTGCTACAACTGCTGACTTCATCGTTTCTGATGCTTGTAACATTGTTGCTACATCATCTGTAATCCAAAAAGCATCTTATGCTTCTGGAGGATCTGAAGAATTCAAGCAATTAGAGAAGAACTTCTACAGCTACCAAGCTGGATACCTAAAGTCTCTATACCGTATGAACGGATACAATGAGAACTTTGAATCTTATGTTTCTGATGGTGTTACTTATGATAGCTACTACATCAAATTCAATGAATATGACAAGTCTGCTTACCAGTGGGGTGATTATATTCATCAAGATTCTACAGTGATCATTGCTGCTCCAAATGCTGATACAAGTGGTATCGCTGCTGCTATAGAAGCTGTATTAGAAGCTGCTTTAGGTACTGTTGTTGATGACAACACTTGTATCACTACAACCACTACTACAACTGCTGCACCTTAATCAGTAGAGTAGTAGGGATAGACTAATAAATAATAAACCTATGCCAGAGGTGAGAGGATTAATCTCAGATCCTCTGGCATTTTTTTTAAAACAAAAGTATGGCAGCCAATTTACAGTTAGATATTATAGTGACTCCTAGCTATAGTACTCTGTTGCTTGCTGTTACAGATGCGTCTATTTATCCAGATAGTCCTCCAGTTGTATCAGCTCCAACAATTGAAATAGAAGTACCAAATTTTGGTAAAAAGATATTACCCTTCCTACCGTTAGAGACTAACATCTTTGCGTCAGACACTTTAGGAATCACTGAAGATGGTTGCAAACAAGCTCTACCTGACGGTATATATAAGTTAAAATATTCTATAGCTCCAGCATATCTAAACTATGTTGAGAAGACTATTATGCGTGTTGACAAACTACAGGAGAAGTTTGACAATGCGTTTTTAAAGCTTGATATGATGGAGTGCGATAGTGCTCTTAGAACTCAAGCTAGTGTGAATTTAAACACAATCAACTTTTTTATTCAAGGAGCAATTGCTGCAGCAAATAATTGTGCTGAGCAAGAAGCTCTTAAGTTATATACAAAAGCAAGCACTATGCTTGATCAATTTTTGAAAACCAATTGTGGTTGTTCTGGTAACGGTAACAACTACATTATAAACTTTAGATAAAATGGCTCAGTGTGCAAATTGTGGTGCAAAGGTGGGATGTGGATGTCAGTTAACAAACGGTCTATGTGCTCATTGCAACAGTAATAATAAAGGAGTATAAACATCACATTTAATTATGTTAACACCCAGATTAACAAATTGTCAGGACTGTCACAAGATTCCTGACCTACTTAAACAGATTGATTGTAAGCTGGCAGAGCTTGCTAACGATGCATACAATGATGTTGTATTCATGTTAGGTAACTGTATCCCTGCTTATGAGATCAATCAGTTGTTAGCGTATAAACGTATACTAACGTTTAAGTATTGTAACCCTCATTATGCAGGGTCTGTTTCTGTTAACGATATTGCTGGTAAAGTAATTCGTTTAACAGCTGGATGTGTTAGCAGATGTAATGAACCAACTGTATGTGAAATCACTACATGTTGTGTTGATGTTGTACCAAACCCAACTACAACAACTACAAGTACTTCTAGTACAAGTACAACTACTACAAGTACATCATCAACAACTACAAGTACTACTACCATCTACCCAGATTGTAGAGTGGAAGGATGTTTTGAAGAATTAACTACAACAACTACTACCACTAGTCCACCAACCACAACAACAACTACTACTGCTGCTGCGGTTACTGGATGTAGTCAACCTTTTAATTTCAATGCTCCAGAAGGATTCCCAGGAGTTAATACTGGAAATGGAATTAAGACATTAAGTAATGGGACTATCTTAACTATGACATCATCACCTAGTGGTTGTAACACTGTATATATTCCAGGTTCTTCTCCACAACTTGATCCTAATAATTGGGGTGATGAAACTTGTAGCTTACCTGGTGTTCACAACAATCAATTTAACAATGAAGGCTGGTATTTATTAGGTAGTGGTAGTTGTGCTCAAACTACACTACAGTTTAGTGAATCAGTAGGAGCATTAGCGTTTTATCAATCTGGGATAGGTTATTACCCTAACCCAGGAGAATTTGAAACAATAAATGTAACAGGTGATGTAGACCTTAGTATATCAACAATAGGAGTGTGTGAGGCAAATCCTGGTGATTGGCAAATTATTAATGAAACAGACGGTAGTGTAACATTCAAAGGAAGATTGTTTCAAGGAGAACGTGGACTAGTATCTTTATTTGCCATCTATCCTAGAAATCCTGGTGATCGAATTGGTGAGTTAACATTCGAACACGTAGGAAGTAAGTTAGGAGGTGTTGGTTTAGATTTCTATCTATGTCCAGATGATCAAACCACCACTACAACTACAACAACTGTAGCACCAACTACAACTACAACAACTACCACTGAGGTTCCAAATGTTAAATTAAATTGGGACTTGTCAAACGGTGGAGAACCTATTAATGTTACAGCAATAATATCTAGAAACGGTATTAATACCATATATTCAAATGCAAATGACAATGGTTTAGTTCTCTGTAATGCTGGAGATGATATAGAAATTACTATTCAAACTGCGAAAACAGGAATATATGCATTTACAAATAGAGCTACCCTTGACGGAACTATTATATTAAATGATACATCAATAGAAACTGATAGTAAGTTATCTACAGTAAGTTTTGTAAAATCTGCTGCTACTGAAGAGCTGGACATGATAGGTCTTGTACAAAATACAGAAACTACAACAACAACTACTAGTCATACCACTCAAATACCAGTCACAGGAAACTCATACTTTACTTTCTGGAGTGATGTTTCAGGTTCTATGAATTCCACAATTGCAGTGACAGCAAAAATAGCTAGTGTTACAGGTGTAAAAGTTCTAGTTTCTCCAACTGCACTAGCAGGATCAACAGAAATCCAACTGACACAGGGTAATCAGAATAATAAAGTTACCGTGCAAGATTCTAGTGGAAACACTACAGGTGGGGCGTATTTATGTGTGGTACCTGGCATGGAAGTTATACATCCTTCAATACCTGCAGGAACTTTTGTTGCTGCAGGATCAGATGTTCTAACATTTAATCTTGTAGACATTAATGGAAACCCTGTTGCATTAACAGCAGATATTACCCAGGGACCCAATGGTGTTGTTACGTTTAATCTAACAGATGCTCAGAAAACTGCTGATTACCAAAACACATCTAATTTAAGAAACTTGCTTCAAGATTTCTATGCAACAGGATTAACTGAAGCAGAGGGTAATACAGACAGAGCTACCAATGGTAGTGATGAGTTTGAAGCTCGTGTATACTGGTGTCATAGTGGTCAAGAGAGACAAATTCAAATGCTCTCAAACAAAGGTCTTGGGGACACTATAGGCTCAACAGGATATTTCCCTGATGCAGACAGTTTAGTAATTATGGCCTTTGGTGATGAATCAGGAGTAGGATATAATATGGATGGTGAGTTTCCTACTTCAGGACCTAGGTGGGCAAATAGAGCAAGTCAAACAAATTCAAGAATAGTAGATGATATATCAAGTGTAAGAACCTTTGTTACGAATCTAGAAAGTGCAGCAGGAAACACTAATATATATAGAGCTAAGTTTTTCCATCCTGAAGCTACCTCTCAATATGCATTATCAACAATAAAACCTCTAGTTTCACCTGAAGGACTTCTTAATGCAGGAAATGATGGTGCAGCTGTAGTTTCAAGTATTGGTAATGTTCCTGCTAGTGCTTACAACAGTCTTACAGATAATCTGATAAACTATCCAAGTGCAAGTCCTGCAAGATTTGCATGGTCAGCGGATCTAGATAATAATCCTGCTAACCCACAGCAGTACTGGTATGATCAAATAAGAGATGCATTAATAGCCTTTGGATATGGAGTTTAGTAAAATCAAAAATTATAGATAGAGATGACAATAATAATAACATTAAGTTTTGCAGGCAATGAGACAGGTCCTTTTGACCTGTATTCAGACGCAACTGGTTTTGCTACACCGTTTGCTCAAAACGTTTCTAAAGCAGCGTTATTGGCTGGTTATCAAGTAGAGGCTCCTGATGGAACTACTGTTGTTAGATTGTACAGTTTCCAATTCTTATGTGCAGGAGAATATGTAGATATTTATTCTTGTGCTACACCAAACTGTGACTTTGCTGGAACTATTATTTGTCCTGTTACAACAACTACAACAACTTCATCATCATCTACCACTACAACAAGTACTACATATTTTCCAAACCCATTCGATATACCATGTCTATGGTCTACTAATGGTGGTAATTCTGGATTAGTTGCTGTATACGATTTTGACACAAACACATCAACAGATGTATTAGTACCTAATGACTTTACAACCACTATAGGCATTAACAGACCTATATGTGCTACAGAAGATAAATTGTGGTTATCAGATGGTTTAAATTATAATGATGCTCCAAGTGGAGACAATAATCCACTTTTTGATTATAGTTTAATTAGAGAGTATGACATTTCAACTACTTCAGGTGTAACATTAACTTATGTAAGAGAAATTAGAGTTGATGTAGGACGTGCATTTGGAAATTCTGAAGGTGCAATAAAAACAATAAGTGTAGTTGTAACACCTCCTGTTATAATTCCTATAGATCCTAGTTATCCTCCAATTCCAGAATATTGGCCCACTTCAGATTTCCCTTACCTATTAGTAGGGGCACAGAGCCCAACAAAGGCTGAAGTTGCTGGTTGGGACATATCTACCACTGGCGATATTAGATTAGGTAAACAAGACATACTTGACTGGATTCCTCTTCTTTCTTTAAATCAAATACAGACAACAACTGGTATTAGTGCTACTTCATTAGATCTTACAGGGACGTTTATTACTACAGATAACAATGTATTTATTGCATCTAGATTTAATGAACCAGTATCTCAAGGATATAACCAACTTCAAGAGTTGAAGGGATTACCTCCATTCAATAGAGACACAACTGCAGGATGGCCTTTTGGAGGAGGTGCTAGTTGGATCACGGTTAATCAGGAAATTGGTTTATTACCAATAATTAACCTTCAAGACCAAGGTGTTCCTGAATTTACTACATCTTGGAATGATATTAAAGCCATGCCTTCTTGGGGTGTAGATGGACTATTACAAGTATTGCAACCAGAAACAAATGAGGTATACACCATATCTCAGACACCAGATTATGAAGCTACATTAACAACCACTATACCTAATGATAAAGTTTGGTTAAGTTCTGCAACAGGTTGTGCTAATGTAGGACTTTTGAATCCTGATGATATAACTGGTTGTACACCAACTGCACTACCGATATTAGTAGAATCTAACGGTGCTAACTATATAGGACCTATTACATTTACATATTTTGGAATGAGTGTTATAGCTTCTAGTGATGTCATAGGAGGTTTTCTAGCAGATGGACCTCCATATCCTTTCACCACTGAGTGTGGAATTGGAATATCAGCATACACTCAAGTGATGAACGGAAACACAGGTGGTGCATCATTGGAAAATCCAGCATTTAGCTATACACTAGAGTTTCCTGTTCCAGTTAACAACATTCCATTAAGAACAGCTACTCTTGACGTAGGTGATAATTTTAGATTTACTACAAATGCAGCATCAACTACATTATCAATAACTTCAGGATGTGAAGCAACTGTTCAGAACGGTAATGATCTCATTACAGATACAAGTGCTGGTGGGGGATCAGGAAGTGTAGAGGTTTTAGTAACAGGTTCTGAAGACTTTACAACACTAACATTTGTAGGAACAAATCAAGGGTTTGGTGGCCCTTGGAGTTTAGGATGTACTGTACCACCTCTAAATTGTAGATTAGTTTACTCTTCAAATTATGGTACTAGTTGTAATTCTGCAAGTAATGCAGGAAGATGTTTACCTGGACAAACAGCATTCAAAAAATACTTTGCTTGGGATGTAAACACAAACACTCAACAAGAAATATTGTTACCACCAAGTACAGCAACAGGATCACCTAACTTTGCATTAAGTGAAAACTACATTATTGTAGATGTTACATCACTTGTTACAGGTGTTAAAAGTTTAGCAAGATATGGATATACAGATGTAAATGGAATTCCTTCAGACACTACATTCGATGGACAATTTATTGATTATCCAGTAGGTGATGTAAGAAATTCTGGTAGCATCATGGAAGCGGTGACTGACACTAAATTTTTAGGAACTTGGCAAAAAAGTGCTAATCAACCTTTTCCAACTGCTGTAAGTCAAATATTAGAGTGGGAGCTTTCAGGGGCAGAATTGTCTTACAGTGTTAAAATAGATGTAGGAGTAGATCACGGATATTTTGTTGATGGAGATTTATTATTGACATTTAAAACAGATGGCACTCCAAATAAGATAATAGGTGTAGGTTTTGTTCCACCATTACAGCCAGATTATAGTAATCAAGAATTCTTATTACAATTTGATTATACAACAAATGCACTAGATGGAGTTGTGAACTTACCAGCAGGTAGTTCAGGAGGTGCAGCATTAGGTATATATGATGGAGGTATTTACATAGCTCCTGCTTCTTGGAATACAGTTGCGCCAGAGTTTGCAGGAGTTTGGAGATTTGATTTAGAAACTTTACAGTGGACACAACTAGATCCAGCAGATGTACCTGTAGAAATGTATCTACCAAATGTTGGACCTGGTGACTTTGCTTCCACTCCTCAATGTAGAGTTAGTGATGGTATTACATCATTTGATCCACCACCAACTACAACAACAACAACCACTACAATATTTGAAGGTGTAAATACAATATGGACGTGGTTTGAAGCAGTAACACCTACTACAACCACAACAACTGTTGCACCAACTACAACTACTACTAGTACATCTAGTACATCAACCACAACTACTAGTACAACTGTTGCACCAACTACCACTACAACCACAACTCTTCCACCATTAGTTGGATGTCTAGAGTTTGACTATTTAACTCTTGTAACTGCTAGCAATTGGTATACAAATCCACCTCAACCTATAGATGTGAATTATCCATCTCTACTTACTCAAGTAGCTTTTAATACAGGACCAACTACAAACACAACAAGTTATACCGACTGGTCTCAAGTTCCAAATACCAACTATGATGTAGTATTTAATATAGGAGGAGTAGACTATACAGCAGAGTATCAAGTTCTTAATATTGGAATTGGAGCAGTTAATGTTCCTTATGGTAAATTTAGCACTAGCGGTGGTAACTTATCATCTATGTATGCATTCCAATTTTCAAAGATAGATGCAAATGGTAATGACTTATCATCAATACTTTCTACCTTTGATCATACAACTGGAGATGGTATTAAAGTTACTGCATATGGAGATTGTACAACACCAACTACTACAACCACTACAACTGCTACTCCAGAAGACATTCCATGTACAGATGGGTTGGATGTAGCATTTATAGTTGATTATACTCAATCAATGGGTAGCATAGTTGAAAATGTAAAAGCAGGAATAGCAGATATTGTAAATGCTATTTCTACTGAGTCAGGTGCTGGTGGATATAGATTATCTTTAATCACTGCTGACGAAAACTCAAATGCCTTTCCTAATTATTTAAATTGTTCAGACTACATAAATTTACCTAATGTACAAAAAATTATAAATGGTCCTAATCCAAGTATGGACCCAGCTAATACTGGAGATTTAGATGTCTATCAATTTATTACTACTTGGGAATTATTCGGTGACAATAATGAAGCAACATTTAATCAACAACTTCAAAAATTAAATGGTGGTGTAGATGGTACATGTATTCAATTGGGTGCAGGTCTGTATGCTTCTGAACCTACTGACTATGCAGCTAAATTAGTTACAGAATCAAATTTTGCAGGAGCATTTAGAGCAAATGTTGCAAAACATATTGTTATATTAACTGACCAATTTCCAGGAAGCACTAGAGATTATTTTGACGAAGTTACTTGGCAAGGTATACAAGATATGATTACCTATGCTAATGCAAATGGAATTAAATATTTTGTTTTAGGTGAAGGTGTAGATAAAGTAGGAGGAGATCAAGGTTCTTCACCTGCTGTAGATGGTATATATCCATGGAGAGAATTAGCAGAACAAACTGGTGGAAGTTGGAGCAATGATGCAAGTTCACAAGAAATACAACAGAAAATAATAACTGGATGTAATCCAACCACAACCACAACCACAACGGTAACACCAGTATAAAACTAATAGAATATGTCACTAGAATTAACACAAGAAATAAAAGATAAGATAAAGGAGATTGTTAGAACAACTTCTAATATCACCTCTGTTGGTTATGGATATAAAGTATCTAATGGTGTAAACACAGGAGAACCTTCTATTGTTTATGGTGTCGAAGTTAAAAAACCATTAGCAGAATTATCTTCTGAAGAATTACTTCCATCTGAGGTGAGTATAGCAAATCAACCTATTAAGACAGATGTTGTCCAGATGGGAAAGATAGAGCCATTGAATTGTAATGGTGATTGTGGACAAAATGCTGGTGCAGCATCAATACCTAACAGATCATATACAAGACCTGTTAAAGGTGGATTGTCTATGACTAGTTTAAATAATAATAACACTGTAGGTACATTTGGACTTGTTGTAAAAGATGTTGCAACAGGATGTGTATTAGGACTTACAAACAATCACGTATCTATTGCAGATGCTTTTTATACAAATGCAAGAGATTTAAATGGACAGATACAGAATGATTATGATCCAGTAGATAGTATATATCAAGGAACTGAAGGTGCAGGATATTTTGATCCAGCAAATATAATTGGAAGAGGTGTTAGATATGTACCCTTACATCCACAAAGTTCAGGATTAACAAATAACGTAGATGCTGCATTATTTGCATTAAACTCAAGTGTATTATCTACTACTGAAAGTTGGAAACAAGTCGGATTAGATGCTATTGTTACAGATTATTTACCTTTTGCTACCACTTTAGAAATAGATAACTTACTTGCAAGTAATGCACAATTATATAGTTCAGGAAGAACAACAGGACCTAAAGGTGGAGCTACATGTCCATTGAAAGCATTTCAATTAGGAGTTACTTTTCCAATAAGTTATAAAATGCAAGGAACTAGTACAACAGTTATAATGACTGATGCTATAGTATACTTCAAACCTCCTGTAGATCATCCTGAATCACAAAATCCTGCAGAATATGGAGCATGTTGTAATCCAGTGAGAGGTGGAGACTCAGGTTCTGCATTAATTGCAGACATAGGAGGAACTATAAAAGTGATTGGATTAGTATTTGCAGGTAGTACTCCAAATTGTGATGGTGGACCTAACTCATATACATATGGAATTGCTTGTAGAATAGATGAAGTTGCTAGTCAGCTAGGTATTACTAGTTGGAATAGAGGAGATCAATTAAAAGTAGTGAATACTAGTACAATAGAATATAGAACAGAACCTGGAGGAAGTGATCAAAAAACTAAATCCTGTGATGGAAAAACTTTCTGGCAGGTTGGATTAACCGATACATTAGATAACCCTTGTTAAAATATAAAATACCATGTCAAATAATTGCTCAAATTGCTACAACGGATGTACTGAGATTACCTCAGACAAATGCGTTAAATATACAGGGGTAGATGTCCCTGTCTTAGGAATAAAGAATGGAGATTCACTCTCGTATGTAGAACAGTCTATTATAGGCTTCTTAAGTTCTACACTAGATGGTACAGGTATACTTCCTGTAATTAAGCCATCTGATGTATGTCCTACAGTGAATAAACATTTACCAGACTGTGACCCTATATCATTAAATAACTGGCTTACAGCGCTTCTAAAAGCGTTATGTGCTTTAGAGAGTACAGTGGCTGAAATACCTTCTGCTAACCCTGCTACAGCTTATGATGTAGATTGTCTTACAGTGACTGATAATACAAATACAATAGATGTATTACAATCTGTAATATACAAAGTGTGTGATGTAGCTGAGCAATTAAATAACTTCATAACATATGTAGATGCTACGTACGTAAAGATTTCAGATATTAATACGTACATTGAAAACTATATAAATGGTAATCCTACTCAACAGCTCATTAATCAAAGGATGGTTCCTTATTCTATTGTTGCTGCTACAGGTGGTTCTGCATTTTTAGATAATTTTAGTGCTTCTGGTGCTGGTATAGGTGAGTGGGATAGAATCTTCTTATGTAATGGTGAGAATGGAACTCCTGATTTAAGAGGTAGAGTGATAGTTGGAACTAACGATGGAAGTATGGGTGGTGGAGCAATGGATGCAGCTGTTAACCCATCTTCAACAAACCCAACTTATACAATAGGAGGTACACATGGTAATAACAGTGTTGTATTACAAACACCACAAATTCCTGCACACTCACACTCTACTACTGTTGGACCATCAACACCTACAATAACTCCTACAGGAACGGCAGCAGGACCTTACATTGGTAGTAATATTGGTGGAGGATTTAAAGGTGGGGATAATGACTTTAAACTGAGACCGTTTGTAGCAGATCCTCTTCCTTCACATACACATACTGTTACTGTTAATCCTACAGGTGGAGGACAAGGACACCAAAACTATCAACCTGGACGTGGAGTATATTATATAATTTACATACCTTAAAACAAAATAAAATGGCATACCTACCTGTAAACCCTTGTTGCAATAATGTAGTTGTAAATAGCCCTTGTGGATGTAGTAGTACATGCACTTGTGGTAGCTGCTCTACCAATTCTTGTGGAACTAATGGACCCCTATCAAGCACAGTTGTGTACGATGGTCCCACACTTCCAGGATCTGGTGTAGAAGCTTGCGACACAATTAATGTAGCATTATCAAAAATAGATGCTGTTCTTGTTGAATTAAAGAATCAAGTTGCAACTAACACATTTGCAATTTCTGCAATAACAGAACAGATAAATAACATAAATTCACAAATAACAACTATTAACAATAATTGTTGCCCAGAATAATGACAGTACTACTAACATTAACTACTGCAGGAACTGATACCACGGTGTTTGATTTATATTCAGACATCGATGGTTTCACCACTGCATTTGAAACAGATGTACCTGTAGCTTCTCTAACAGCTGGATATAGCTCTGCATTAGTGCCAGACTATACCAACACTGTAAGAGTTCAAGCTAAAATAAGATGTGTTAATTATGTAGATATAGTGTTAGAAAATACAACAATCACTACCACAACAATACCAACACCATAAGATATGTTGATACAAATAAACATAACAATACCACCTGAAGGTTCCGCTGGACCTTTTGACTTATATTCAGATGCAGATGGATATGCTGTTCCATTTGAAACACAAGTGCCTGCTGCAAGTTTAGTAGCTGGGTATATTGTAGAACTTCCTATGGGAGCAACTATCATAAGAGTGTGTTCTGTTGGTACATGTGAAAATTGTATTGACATACCAACTAATTGTCCAACCACTACAACAACGTCTACTAGTTCAACAACTACAACAACTAGTACTAGTAGTACAACCACCACAACTACCACTGCAGCCCCACCTTATAGGCTTAATTATGAACTTATTACAAATACTCCTTCAGATATAGGAACTGTTAATCTTATAATAGAGGTTGATTCTGTTCAGGTGGTAAATCAAACAATAAGTGTTGGTAATACATATCAAGCAGGAACATTAAACCTCACTGCTGGTCAAGTTGTAATAGCAACAATGACTAGCACTAAAACAGGTACATTTAACTTTGGTAATAAAATAGTACAAGATGGATTTTTATATCAACCACAAGACAATTGTTCACCTTGTGTAGATCAATTAGTAACACCATTCTTCTCTCCATATACAATGGGAAGTGCTAACACTACATTTGTATTCCAAGGTGATGTTAGGCCTCCTACAACAACTACTACTAGTACAAGTAGCACAACTACTACCACTAGTAGTACTACCACTACAACCACTACAGCAACACCACTTGATTGTGCGTTGAATGGTGGAACTGCAGTATTTAATCCACCAGTTACAACTACAACCACCACAACCTCTTTACTTGCTAGAGGAATTATTACTAGCTTATCAAATCCTATGGATGGTTGTAATTTAGGCACACCAGATCAAGTAGTGTGGTTCTCTAACACAACTGGAAGTTTTGGTAGTGAAGTTCCAACTACAGGAGGTAGTGTAGTGTATACAAATCCTACTGGAGCAACTAGATTTAATGGAGATGGTAATAATTACAAAATGAGAGTAGAGCAAGGACCTTTTGTAGGTGCAGAAGTATCTATAAATGGATTAGTAGAAAGTCCAATAAGTTTCTGTTCACCACCACCTTAATTCACCGTAAATACTAAATCTTTAAAATAGGAAAATATGGCAGCAACAATGACAATAAGACTAACCTCAGCAGGTGTTGATACAAGCACTGTTGACATATATACAGATTCAGATGGTTATACTACACGAATAGGATTTACAACAACAGAAGTGCTCACTGGTCCATTTGGGTTTACAGTAGGTAGACCTTCTTTTTCAACTACTGTAAGAATACAAAATACAGGCGTGTGTACTAATTACGTAGATATACCAATAACAGAATAATGACAGGAGCAATACAAATATCCAACATAGGCACAGCCCTTCAAACATTCTATCTGTATTCAGATGTGAATGGATTTACAGCACCTTTTGAATCAGGTGTAACAAGAAATAGTTTACTTAGGGGACACCCTACAGATCAAATACCAAACTCAACAGCAGTTATTAGAGTGATGTCAGTTGATGTTCCTGGTAAATATTTAGATATTAGCACATCACCTGTAGTGTAATGTATAAAAAGTCTTGTTTTGTTGGTTTTGCAAGGCTTCTCCTAGGGTTACTATTAGCCCTAGGAGTTTTTTATTTATAACTAAATTGATTATAAATAATAACCTTGTTTAGTAAATTTATTTTTTATATCCAAAATAAATTTTATATCTTTACAATATTTTTTAACTAAAGCATAATTAAATGTCGTACAATGAGAAACTACTCAGACAGCTAGAGGGACTACTAGGCTGGAAAAAGAGTAAAAAGTTTTACGCTGAAAAGCTGAACATAACAGAAGATGAAGTAGATGAACTAATTAAAGAAATAAGAAGTAGGGACAAAGATGAAGGAGAACAATTCTTAAAAACATCAGACTTATCAGGGACAGACACCTTTGAATTTTTAAAGAAGGTGAACAATGAAAAGGGAACTATAGAGAGTACAATTACTCTTGACTACGAACCTAAAGATCACTTGGAGCTAGCAAAGCTTCATAAAATAGACTTAGACAAATACATAATTACAAATTACTGGTCTAAGGTACTTCCAAGCGGAAAGTTTACTTCCTCTGTATTTTCAAAGAGGAAAACACCAAAAGATTACACAGCTGAAGACTTCAGCAAGTTCTTAGAGAACTATAAATCAAATTACATTCCAATCCCCTCACCAGAAAGAAATGACAATAGAAGCATTACAGATGTTGAGTTATCTCTTTCTGATTATCATTTAGCAAAACGCTATGTTGATGGTGACAATAATCCTGTAGTGAGAGTTAAGAGATTCTTTGAAGTGGCTCAGAATTTGATGGATAAGGTGAGATCTGTTTATGATGTAAACAAAGTGATATTTCCAATATCAAATGATTTCTTTCATACAGACAACTACCATAACTCAACAACAAACGGTACACCACAAGACACTATACTAGATTATGCTTCTGAGTATGAACTAGGGTTTGCAGTGCTTGTAGACACTATCAAAATGTTGAAAGCAAATTCTAATCATGTAGAAGTGATATTAGTGCAAGGTAATCATGATAGAACAAAGTCTTTCTATCTAGCACACGCACTAGATATCTACTTTGCAAATGAAGATGATATAAGCTTTATAAGAGAAGAAGGTTTAGTGAAAGGAACAGTGGTTGGTGAAACATTTATTGGTTACCATCATGGAAACTGTAAGATAGATCAACTACCACTTTTATTTGCTACACATCCAAAGTATTCACAGATGTTTGGTAATGCTAAATATAGAGAAGTGCATACAGGTGATAAACATCACTATATGGCTAAAGAGATAAAAGGGGTTAGAATACAACAAATGCCTAGCTTATCTGGTACAGATAGGTGGCATAAAGATAACAACTTTGTACATAGTGTACGAGCTGCTCTTGCCTTAGTATATGATGCTAAGCTTGGTAAAGTGGCTGAATTTGAAGAAAGAATATAATTATGGCAACATTAAGAAAATTGGTTTCAGATGTGCGATCTACGCACAAGATCTTATCCACTGATGCGCTTATCACAGACAGAGCTATTGCTTCTGAAGTGAGAAACAATGCCTTGATGCTAATTAAGAGAGAAACCAATTTAAGGAAGCTTTGGGCTAGCGATACCCTATTCACCACCATTCCTTGTTTAGAGATGGTGGAGGTTCCTATTTCAGAATGCTGTGAATATGCTGATACTCACACGGTAGCAAGATCAAAATACAAACTCCCAAGGATATCTGAGGGTAATTACCAATACGTAATCCAGGGTGTGTATTCTATAAATGCTATGGGTGGTAAGGGTAAGAAGTTAAAAGAAATAACAGTAAATAGATATTTAAACATACTAAAGCTTCGTATAATTAAAAAAGAAAGCTATTTTTGGATATCTAATGGTTACTTATACGTAAGTAATCCCCTACTAAAATCAATAAGGTTAGCTGCACTGTTTGAAGAAGATATACCTAATGAGATAATGTATCCAGATTGTGACTGTGGTACAAACTACTCTACAGATGATTTATGCAAGAACCCACTAGACAAAGAGTATTCACTACCTGGATATCTAGAACAACAAGTTCTTGCAATGACATCACAAAAACTCTTGTCTACATATTTCCAAATTAAGACAGACATGAGTAATGAAGGTATAGATGGTCAAGCACCAAATGCTCAACCTACAAACTAATAGTAAATGGCTAGAGTCTCTGTTGATTGGAGAAGTGCAAGTAAAGATAACTACAATGATTTCTGCAAGAAATACCCATTGGTAAATCTGTCTTTTGACGAGTGGAGAAATATATTGTACAATTATAATGATGCATTTAAACACTACATACTAGAGACAGGTGAAAAAGAAAAACTTGTTGGAAGTATTGGAGAATTCTCTATAAACAAAAAGAAGAGAAGAAGAATAAAAGGTGTAGATGGTAAGGAGTTTGTAAACTTACCTATTGACTGGCAGAAAACTAAAGAAAAAGGAAAGGTGATCTACAACTTCAACTATCACACAGAAGGTTACTTCTTTGGATGGATGTGGTTTAAAGACAGTGCTAGATTCAGAAATTCTGATTTATGGTACTTCAAGCCATCTAGACTCACCTCAAGATTACTATCACACTATATCAAAACCGATAACAAATACCAACACATGTATCATGAATGGAAAAAATAAGTTATGTCATACTACTATAAATACAATTTTATTTCCCCAGAGCCCATCTATGCCACTGTAAAAGAAGAACTTAAAAGTTACTTTGATACAGGTGCTGTAGATGATTTGCTCTTTCCCACTTATCTAGACAAGTGTCTTAGAAAGTTGGGTAGAACTACTTATGTTATTAGTGAGCAAGTATTGTTTATTGAGGATTTTGAAGCAAGACTTCCAGATAACTTTCATGCTGTGAGAGAAGCTTGGATGTGTGCTGAATTACCAGGTAACCCATACCCATCTGCTACATCATTTTATTCACAAGCAGCTAATGCAACAACTATTCAAATCAGTCCTCTTACAATAGGTGGTACACCTTGTAATAATACTGGTTGTCAAGATCCAAATTGTGAGGGTACATGTATGCCTGAGTTAGTTCAAGCTGTATACAAAACAAACAACGAGATAGCTAGATCATATAGATATGAATACCTACTTAAGCCAGGAAACATATCTGCAAGAAAAAACTGTGATGTTTCTTATAGAAACGATTGGAATAATTATGCTCCTCCTGTACGTGAGTTTACACCAGGTTCAGCATCTTACGATTCTTTTGATATTAGAGACAATAAGTTTGTAACTAATTTTAGAAGTGGTGTCGTACATTTGTTATTCTATGCTACAGAATATGATGATGTAGGAAACCAATTAGTTCCTGACAACTATCGTATATCTGAATATGTAGAAGCATTTCTTAAATTTAAGGTGTTTGAAACATTAACTAATCAAACAAATGATGAAACTTTTAATCAGCTTCAACAGAAGTTAGCATACTACAAGCAGGAATATAATGAAAAATATATAGAGGCAGAGATTGAGGTTAAAAAACAAACACCTTGGGAGAAACAACGTAGAATAAAGAAAGACCTCAATAGATTTAATATGTATGAGCTTCCTAATCGTACAAATAGATACGGTAGAAGACGTAACAATTAATACACATGGCTAAACAGGAA